ACCAAGTGAGTTCCTTTTGAGAGAATTCTTTTATTTCTACTTGTATTCTTGCCTTCTCTGTTTCTTCCATAATTTTTCCAGTATATTCCATTAAAGGAATATTCTTTTCAAGTTTAGGAGCTTTTATTATATCAAAATCGTTAGCTATAATCTTTAATGCTTTTGGATATGAACATTTATAAATATAAATAACACATCCAACAAAATCAAAGCTGGGACCTCCAAAATCTTTATAATAAAGTTCTCCTTTACCACTTTTATAGAAAGAACAAGTTGGTTTATGGTCTACTCTAATAACATTAGGACTACAAAATAATCCCTTCTTTACTGGAACACCTAAGTAAAACTCAAAATATGCTTCTGCAGGATTCTTAGATAATAATAGTTCTTTAGTAATCCTCGGAGCAATTTCTAATGTATACATATAATTACTCCGAATTAATTACTAAAGTACGCTGAAGTCTAAGTTTAAACTAGTATCAGTATCATCAGTAGTATTAGCTTCATTAAATAAAGCTTCTGCCGAAGCAGCCGAAGTAGGTTTTGCTGATGCTTCTTTATTAATTTTATCAGCTTCATAAGCAGTAAATGCTACTTTTTCACCAATAAAGTTATTTCTAATGTAAGCAGTACCATCTTTACTAATACTAGCAAAGAATCCAGGGAATTTAGCTTCTCCCTTATTGTCTTTAATTAATTTAATATTGCATTTTCTTCCTTTTCCTTTTTCAAGAATTGCAACAATCAATTTTCTAAGTTCATCCCATGATTTAGCACCAAGAGATTTTTCTTTGTTATCAATTTGTTTAGCAATCTCTGGAACGAAAGCATCAATAATGTGTTTGAATAATAACATCATTGATTCTACGTTTGAAGGTTGTGGAATTTTTTCTTTGTTACCATTTTTATTGGTAATTTCATTTTCTCCTCTTTTGAAATCATCTGGTCTTGGTTCAAAGACTGTATGTTCATAAGATCCATCCTCGGTAGAGAATTTGATTTTAATTACTTTATAAACGGCTGAAGTATCTTTTACTCCTTGAATATCTTGAACTTCGCAACCATCTAAAGCTACGTTATAAATATTATTTCCGGCTAATCTATTTTTTGTTGTGCTTTGTGAAGCACCAGCTGTTGCATCGAATGAAAAACTCATATTCTATTTCTTAAAATTTAAACGTCATATCACCAATCTCTGAAGTGTCATTATCATCTACAAATATAGCTACGTCTAATTTCTCTGCTGCAGCCTCTACCGACTTATAAGTGGTAGGAGGTTTGATTCCTTCATTTTTAGAAATCATCTTCCAAATTCCTTCTTTATACTCTTCAATACCAAACTCTGTACCATATTCAGCAAGAATTGTATTGGCTTTCCCACGATAGGCAAGCGTATTGGTTTTTGTAAGTTTATTACCAGTGCCTTCTGCGCCCTGGTCGACATCTTTACCGATTGTCGGTACCGGTTTTTTCTCCCCAGCAATTTTTTGATATTTAATAACTAGTCGATCCTGATATTCTAATTTCATATCAGCTACTAATTTATTATTAAAGATTATTTTTGTTGGGTCTAAAGTAATTATGGCTTCATCTTCCATAATTGGTTCTGCTTTAGGTTTTACTGATCTAGTTGTTTTTTTCTTCTTCTCTACTCCGTCAATAAAACAGGTTAAGTCTGTTACTGCCTGTTCTTCTTCAGGATCAAAGTTAAATGTTACTGTTACTTGTCTGATCATTACTCCCCGTTGTATTCGTCAATTTTATTAAAAACATACTGTAAATCATTGTCTATAAATTCTTCTGTAAAACATCCCATAGGAGTCTTAGCAGTATTTTGTCCATTAGAATTTGTAATGAACTTGTATTCCATAATTCCATCATCATTCTGTTTTCTTATTGTAAACAAAACATAAGTAAACAATCCTTCTATGGTAATCATATTATCGATCATTTTTCCAACCGTCTTGATTTTATAAGAAGGATTTAAAGCATCCCCTATATTTTCTGAATGAGTAAGAATGAAGACTTTTAAAGTATCTCTTAATGCAGATGCTTCTTTTAATACACTATAGAAATGTTGTGCGAATTGTGTAAATTTTTCGTACCCCTTCTCTTGTGCTCTGTCCATAGCTTCAAAGGACATTAAATATTGACTATCCTCAATGATTATTTGTTCAATATGAGGCATGGTTGCATTTACAACCTTTAAGATCTGTAAAATTTTATCTATACTACTTGTATTATATAAATTTCCTTCAAATTTCTTAGTTACAGGGTCTTGAGTTAAACTTTTATAATTTGTTCTATATCCTTTAATAGGAAGTGGTTTATTTGCCACATTTATAATAAATGTTTTTGTAGGATCTAAATTCCTAAGGGAAGTGGATTTTCCACTACCTGATTCACCAACTATAGCGCCAAGTAAGGCCATTCTTTGTATATTAAATTAAATAAAGATTATCTGATAAAATTATTGATCTTTATGTTTTCAAATAAATCCTCCAGAAGATTTTGTAGTACCTGAACAACATGAACTAATAGAGCGTCTATTTAATGAAAGAATTTCAGCTGCTTCTCCAGCAGATTTGAATTCTCTTATAAAATCTCCTTCTTTAGAAAATTGTAAAATACATTTTTCTTTTTTCTCTTTCATTTTAATTCTAGTTTCTTCAGAAACAGGTCTTCCAGTTAAATTTTCTGATATTTCTTTTCTTTGAGATTCTGTTTTCTTAATTCCTAAAGAATTTTTGTTTCCAATCATTCTTAAACTAGTAGAATCTTTTCATTCTTCTGTATGTTTATATCCTAGAGTACCTCCACCACCTAATGATAGATTATATCCAGTATTAACAGAATCATAAAAAGAAATATAAGCAATTTCTAATTTATCTAAAATATTTTTTAACATTTTAAAATCTGTGGTAAATTTTGTTGAAAATAATACTTCATAAGTAAAATTCTCAAAACCATATTTATTAATTGCATTAGCGAATTTAGTTTTAAGTTTAATACTTTCATTTCTGTGTTTAATTTTTCTTTTATTTTGATCAGTTGTTTGACCAATATATATTTTACCACTTGGGGAAGTATATTTATAAATAAATCCTTGTTTTCATTTTAAATCTGTCATAATTTTTATAAAGTAAATAAATTCTTATTTTCCATCTCTTCCGTATTTATCTCTTTTACTTTATAATAATCTAATTCTAAATGTGGAGCATAATCTCCAATTTCTTCCGGACGTGGGAGTTCTCTGAACATACCAATTTCGCCATGAAAAGTCATTCCAATATTTACATCAGATTGTCCATATCTATTCTTAATAACTTGACATAATCTGAAGCGTTTTTTAAGAATGTTTTGTATAGGATAACCTTCGCATTTTGCTATCTTTTCTCGATGAGGGAAAAACAATGCAATAACGACTTCAGAAGCATCTGTAGTTCCAGAAGTATCCTTAAACGATTTATTATCTTATAGGCTCTTTATCCTATAATTCTGGGAGTTGCCTCCTTATCCTTAACCCAAGGAATATTCTGATTTAATTATCAGACAGTCTAGACTATCTCTTCAATATCCTGTAAATGTTGGTACATATAAGATATTGCTCCGCACTCGTGGTACTTCATTTTCCTCAACACCACTTGGTAGGAAAGTATGTACTAGTCGTTGATCCTAATTTCTATATTACTATAGAGGTTGGAACAGGGTTTTCCTATAAGGACTTTCCCAGATTCACGAAGTTTAATGATGACTTTATAATTTATATTTCATTGAGTCAACAATATAAGGTTCAATTAATTTTTTAAAAGCATTTTTACTATCTGATAAAATATATAATCCATTTTCAGAATTTATAGAAGTATTAATATTAAATTTAAACAATAATGTTTCTTGAATAATATCTAAATCTTTTTTAGAAAAATTATGTGTACATAACACATATCCTCCATAATCTTGATATTTACTTCCATCATCCATATACCAAATAGCTAATCCTAATGGTTCAATTTGTTCAAATAGTTCTTTATTAATAAACTTTATTTTATTATTATAAAATTTATCATATATATCATTTAAAGCTGGATTTGCATTGATATACCAATACCATTGTTGGTAATTTGGATTCTTAAGTCTATCATCATATTTATTAACAAGATAAGGAATTTGTGAAATATTTTTTAAATAATTATATTTAACAAATATAAACTCTTCTTGTTTTAGACAATGATTACAACTTCCACTTACATTTCCATTAGGATATTTTTTACTTAAATGTGTATCTCCTAATACAGTTCCTAGTATTACTTGGAATTCTATTTCAGTTAAAGGAGTAATAACTTTAATTTCCTTATTAAATGGTAATAAAAGTTTATTTCTTCTTTGAGTTATATATCCTTCAGATACATTTAATATTTTTGATATTTGTTTATCAGATAAATTTTGATTATATACTTCTAGAAATTCTTGATCTGTAAAATGTCTTCTATCCACTATTTTCAAATCTAAAGATTCTCTAAAAACTTTTATTTTAGTTTCAGAACAATTAAATTGTCGGGCTATCTCTGCATCAGAAATTCTATTATTGTATAATTCTAAAAATATAGTTTTATCTATTTTTGTATAATTTGCTTTTGTGTTTTGCTTCGGATTTAAATTTAATTTTTTACAACGTCTACTGGCTTGGGCAGCAGATATACCAGTTTGTCTACAAATATCTGATTGAGACATTCCTTCATTATAAAATTTTATAAATTCTTCATCTGAAATAATTAATCCTTTGTTTGTTGTTTTCATATTTTATAATTTTTTTATTTATACAAATTTAGTAAAAATATTTTTACAAAAACTATAAAAATTGAAACATTTTAATTTTTCTATTAGTTTATCATCCAATCCAACCAATTCATATCCATTTAATTTTCTGTCCATACTTTTACCATTTCTATTCAATTGTTGAATAAAAACTCCGGTTATCGAACATTTATTTCTAAAATAGATCATATAATCAGTCACAAGATCAATCTTTTCTTTCTTTGATCCTGGACCACTAATTAATCCTACGTGATCAATAAGTACTACTCTATACCCCTCTGAACTATGTTCTACATAATCTTCCTTATGTTCATCTATTTCAACGAATGTTCCAAATTGTTTAAGCCACTCTTTACAAGTTGCATAAATACCTTTTGGACCTAAGGCTTTGTCATATATAGTTACTTTCTTTGAGAGTTCATTTAACCAAGGTTCAGACTGTTGAACAAGTTGTTCATGTTCATCAGAAATCGGTTTAGTTAAAGATAGAATATCCTCATAAGTCACTACTTGATTAAATTTATCCCAAATATATCTAGATAGAATTTTAGCATATAAAACATCTGCAGACATCTCAAAAGAGTAATAAAGAATCGAAATTGGTGTTTCTTTATTATTTTTGATTAAATTGTATACAAAAGTATCAACAGCAAAACTTGTTTTACCACCAGAAGTATCGGCTCCAATAGTATATAAATACTTTCTTTGAATACCATAGATTACAGAATCTAACTTTTTACTTCCAGTACTAATACCAATATTTTTACCTAACTTTCCCTTTTTAACATTCCGTAATAGCTGTTGTACACCCATTATAGAAGTTCAGAGTTATTGTATCCATTTACGTCTCCACTATCTCTTATAAATTCTATCTCTTCCCATTTTTTAGAAGCTAGAAATTCAACGATAGAGTAATGTATCAAATTATGAGTTTTACCAAATTCTACTGCTTCTAATACTCTTTTATGAGCAACAGCAGAATTTTTAATACTTTTACCATAAAATGTACAAAATTCTTCAAAAGAAGATACTCCTGCTTTAGTCACATTTTTTATACTACACATTTTCCCACCAATATTAATAAAAGGTGGATATGCATTAAAAAATTCAACTCCAATCTCATTGGATTCTCTAATATACTTTTTTAGGAAGTTTTTGTTGAAAGGTATATTTTTGACATTTAAAGACTCTCCTTCTTTTGGAATAGAATAAGTATTATTAATAACTTTCTTTTCCATTAGAGATTCTAAAACTTGTCTTAATAAAGCCTTTCCATTTGAAATATTTGAAATATAATTTTGTAAAGGTTTTGTTTCTCCATCTATACAAAGATAAAGTAATCTTATTATAAATAATTCTGTTGGTGTCAATTGACTTTCAATCAACAGATTCATTTCTTCCTGAAAGCTCAGGTTTATATTCATAGTTTAAATGTTATTTTAAACTACTACAACTACTATTGGTATTAATCCTTTAAGGGATTTTTATATGAATTAAGTAATTTGTTGTTATTTCTTCAATTCTCCCATAACTCCACGAGCTATGCGTTCTTCTACTCTTTCTCTACAAGCATCTAAAAACATTTTCAATCCATCAATCATTTTCTGATTTTGGATAGAAGGAAATCTATTATTTAGTTTTATAGCTCTATCTAAAAGAACATAAACAAGTTGCTCACTTTGTAGGCCAGGAATAATTTCTCCTTCATCTGTCTTTTTAATAAATGGGATATGAACATCATAGTTTGTAACATATTCTGTTTCTCCATTATTAAAACCAAGACAAGAATTTATAGTATAGTTATGTGCTCCACCATAAATGTCATCATCTTCTACATTAATTGTTTGTATATTACTAGGATATACTAAGTATTCTAATTCTTTTATCATTCTTTAAAATGTATCATTTTATTAGCTTCTTCAATTAATTCAAAAAGAACACTTCTAGGTGATTTTTCTAATTTAGGATATTTATCATTTATATATCCAAAGATATAATGATCATAAGACTTAAACATATGATCTGAATCTATCCACCATTTTTTATCATCATCTTTTGAAATAGCTATTAAAAATTCTTCTAAAGATAACTTTTTTAATTTACTCCATCTAAGAACATATTCTTCTTGAACTTTCTTTGGAATAAATTCTTCTGCCCAAAATATTCTTTGATAATTAATTTTCATTTTCTAAAATCTAAATAGAACATCAGAAGCAACTGCTTCCTTCTCTATATTTGGTATGCTTTTATTATCCAAAACATCTAGTAATTCTTCTTCAGTAATTTCTATATAACTTTTACCAGATGTTGAGGTATTATACCAGCCTTCTTCATTTGTACCCTTAATAACAAGAGTAAACATTTCAGCTTCTTTGCCCTCTTCATATCGAATTATTCTCCCAATACGTTGAGTTTTCTGAGTATTTGACGAACTATTACATAAAATAATTCCAAGATTTAATCCAGGAATATCTGTTCCTTCATCTAAGGATTTTGCAGTATTTATTACACCATTTTTCAATGGAGCAAATTCTTGCATAGTTAACCCATTCTTCTTTTTTGTCTTTCCAGAATGAACTATATATCCTCTTCCGATTTTTTCTGCTTGTTTAATTGTAGCAGAGAAAGTAATAGCTTTACTACCAGATCTAGCATCTAATATTTGACGAGTAATTTCTAACTTTCTTGGGTGTTCCATTACAAAAGACTTTCTAGTCTTTAATGATCTACTCCAAGTAAATACTACTGCATCCATTTCTTTAGAAGGAATCCCCATTGTTTTAGCATATGTTCTTCTATAAATTATATTAGTAAGACATTTCATAGCAGTTTCAAAATCAAAATTAAAAAAACTAAAAGCATTTTGAAAATCTTTATTAGCTTTTTTATATTCTTCAATATCTGGTACCTCAATTAAGACTTTATATTCTTTATAAGGAGATAACCATTTATTAGCAATTGCTTCTTGTACTGTAATAACATCACAAACTGGAC